TGAGGCTGTCTTTTATAAAGAGAAACAACCGGTTGGTGCTCCAGTATTCAGCGAATATGCGACGAACTTTACAATGTACGGTCTAGATGAATATGAAAACAGAAAAATTCAGTTTGATTATATAGGTGTTGTTCCAGTGGGCCTGGGCGAAATCACTTACAATTATCAAGACCCAGAACAAATAGAGTCTACATTTGAATTTAGTTTTAGCCAGCTAGCTTCTAAACTTTTATGATATTCAAATAAATCTCTCCTTGCATGCATAAATATAAATAGACAAAGGTAATTATGGCACGTACAATTCAAAGTCCCGGAGTAGAAATAAAAGAAATCGATTTATCATTGAGGCCGAATCTTCCTGTAGGTACAAACGTACTTGTAACAGGGTTCGCGACGAAAGGCCCAACAGATGAAATAATCGGACTAGCTAGCGTAAGCGAGTTCGAACAAATCTACGGAGCTCCTACAAATGCGATGGAGCGGTATTTCTACCACACAGTAAAAGCAGTGCTGGACAGCCCGGCCAACCTAATAGTAAGTAGGTTACCATACGGAGCAGGCGGTGGAGATATAGTAGGTGGTTATAGTGCCTTGTTCTTCCCGGTATTCGCGAAAGAGCCTGGTGATGCAACTTATCGAGCCGGTGCTAGCCTGTCCGGTGCAGACGCATATTACTTTGGTCAGCCAACACAAATTTCTCTATCTGATCAACAATATTTAGATTTACAGCAAGGTCACGTAAACTGGTCTGATACAACAGATGGTGTTACTACCTTCGCTGGTAATTCAGCCGCCGGAACCGGTGCCCCAGCAGAATGGGGTAAAGCCGGAATGATTGTAGTCCAGACTCGAAAATCAACAATTACACAGAAGATGGAAGGATATTATCTCGGTATTGTTGACAACACTAATTTAAACCCAGCTACCGACTATGACGGAGTCATGAATATGTATTCTGTTAATAGTCCAGCTAAGGGTGATATGACATATGATTATATGAAGGTCCCGGTTGATCGGTTGTCTTTCTCTCTGAGCTCTATTGCTATCGGAGTCGGTAAAGAAGATGGAACACCTTCAGAGATATTAGAAAACATTTCACCGTTTGATATTAGTACCTCGGAATTTAGCGATACCTTGACGTTCGGGTTGTTTAAGGTCAGACCATCTGTAATGGATCCAGACACAACTAAATTAGATTTCTTGATGTCAGAAGCCCATATTGGCTCATTAAACAGCTTCCGTACGACTCATTCACAAGATGGTGGTCCTGCAATATCATATTTCATTGAAGATACATCAGCTTTATCTACAAATATGCGGATATTCATTAATGCTAACATTTCTAAAACAAAAGGTGATTGGTTTGATACTGTAACCGCGAAGCCTCAACGTACTGTTAGAATGATGTCCGCGAAACCAACGGTAGGAACCGGAGGAGTTGTCAATGATGATGTATTTGTTGATGGTTCAGAAGCTAGCGCACTTTCAGCATTCCGACATGATCTAGAAACCGGGAGTGGAGCTGGTGTAGTGAAACCGGCTGATAACTTGTATCCTTCCGGTGATTATAGGAGAAGTGATGTATCATCTACTCAAGCCGGCGCTATTCCTGCGAAATTGGAAAGAGTCTTTGAGTTAGTAGACAACCATGAGTTGTTCCCGCTAGATATTGTATGTGAAGGCGGCCTAGGAACAATCTTTGCTTCAACCGATGCCGGGAACCAGAAAGGATGGGATGATGAAACAATTCTAAATATCGACGAGATATACTCAAGCAAGCAAGACTTAACACCTCCAAAATATGTGCTAGATTACCGAGCTGTTAATGGCGCGTTTGTAACTTTCGCTCAGCATAAACGAAAAGATATGCTTTATATTGCAGATGGATTGCGAAATATATTCGTTCAAGGACGCAGTACTAAAGTACTTGATCAACGCAATGTTGATAGTGATGACCCAACAGAAAAGAAAAATTTCTCACTACATGTGTACTGGCCGCTCCGTCATTTATTTGCTAGTACCAATTCCAGCTATGCATGTGCATATGCTAATTGGTTACAGGTTTATGACCGAGTTATGAATCGAGGAATATGGGTTCCATTTAGCGGATTCGCTGCCAAATTAATGGCTTTAACTGACTCGAATTTTTACCCTTGGTATGCACCAGCTGGTTTTACTAGAGGATTACTTACAAATGCACTGGATATTGCGTTATATCCTCGTCAGAAGCATAGAGATCAGCTATACAAGATCAATCTCAACCCTATATCTAATTTCCCTAACGATGGGTTTGTAGTATTTGGGCAAAAGACAATGCAACGTAAGCCTTCAGCCTTCGATCGAATCAATGTCCGGAGGTTGTTTCTATATCTTGAGAAAGCAGTTAGAGCAACTGTTAAATATTTCGTATTTGAGCCGAATACTTTATTTACACGAACACAAGTCGTTAACGTTCTGACACCTATATTTGAAAGAGCGAAAAATACAGAGGGAATGTATGATTATCTAATCGTCTGCGACGAGAGGAACAATCCGCCTGATGTTATAGACCAGAATGAAATGGTAGTTGATATCTATATTAAACCTGTTAGATCCGCTGAATTCATATTAGTGAACTTCTACGCAACAAGAACCGGCCAAGATTTTAGCGAATTAGTAGCCTAAGACTAAGTAATTATATGCCAGACGTAAGACAGACAATATCAGATTTTTACAGAGTAGCGCAAGAAAAAGACTTCTCGCGAGACTTTCAATTCAGAGTATTAAACATCAATCCTGGATTAGGTAGTAATCAGGAGATCACTGAAGATGATCTTGTATATGCAAAAGGTGGAACTATCCCAGCTAGGACAGTTAATAATGCCGATGTAACATACATGGGTCTAGCGTTTAAGGTACCTGGCGCTGCATCATATCCTGGTGAATACACACTAGATTTTCACTGCGACAATGCAAGTAAAATTAGACAAATATTTGAGAACTGGAGTTTTGATATATTTGACGACGCAACGTCAACTGGTAACTATTTTGTCCCTAGAGCAACGTCGGTAGTAGATCTACTACAGCTTAACTCTCAGTTGGATGCCGTTGCGCATTATCAATTAGTAGGTGCATATCCAACATCTGTTGGAGATATATCATATTCTATTGAAGGAAGCGGTGCTACAACATCGTTTACAGTAAATCTCGCATATCACTTCTGGCGGAGATTAGCACCAGAACGATAAAAAGAAAGCCACCTGTATAAGTATTTTATATGGGACTTGGAGGAGTAGGAGATTTATTAAAAACTAGCGCACAGCTGGTTAAAAACAGCCCGGTAGGATCAGTTTTAGAGACCCCGGGATCTGCTGGTGTTGAATTATTCGGTACAAATGTACCTCTATGGCCGTTAATTAATTACCGTGATCATTTCCTTCGATTGCTAGAGACATGGAGCGGTAGCATACCATTACAGTTTCAATGGCTAGTTATGATAGAACGTTTCCCTACTGCCCTTTACTCTGACTTATTACAGCAATTAGAACCCGGGAGAGACGGGGAGAAGAAGGGATGGAATATAAAGAAAAACGTTACAACGACGACCAGTTATGCGAATCAGAAAATCGCCGGTTGTATATTTGCTCAAGGTCTGAATATCCCCGGAGAACAAATGTCCGGACTAGATTATGTCCAACCGGAAGGTGGAGCTAAACGTGGATTCGTTGGAGGCCTTAAAGGTGGAGACCGAGCGCCATTTTCACCCTTAACTATGGAATTTTTAGAGACAAATACTTCATTCGCTGACTTTGTCATACGACCGTGGATAATATTAGGATCTCACTTAGGTTTAGTAGCCCGGCCTTCGGATAATGATGCAGAAGGAATTCTCGATCCACAGAATGTCAAGACCAATATAACTGTTATACAGTTAGCAAAGACATATCAAAAAAGATCTACTGTCCCTAGAAAAACATGGAGGTTTTATGATTGTGTACCCATGCAGATTAATGATAATAATCTACCGTATGACGGTAATGAAGTAAAGAGATACGATGTACAGTGGAGGTTTTCAGATTATTCGGTTGAAGGCATGCCGTTTATACCTATTGAAGAGATTATTAAAGGTTTTGGTACTGGTCAATTACTTAATATCATGAACGGTGCTACACAGCTAGGGGTACTCGGTAACAAGAAGCAGGCTTCCGCTAGCGACTCAATTGCAGCAGCAAGACGCGGGGCCAAGAACACCGCCTAGCCTTTATTTCTATAAATCTCAATATAAGTAATACATGTAATGGAGGTTGATGATTTTTTAATTAGTGTATATATTCCTAGTTTGCGAAAACATGTTCCTTTTCGACAATTGACGAATAAAGTATATAAAAACATACTAAAATATATTGAATCTAATGATGAAGAGCGATTAGGGCAGTATTTTTATAATATAATTGAGAAATTAGGTGAAACTCGCCCGGATGGTCTTAATAAAATTGATGTTTTTTGTATTCTGCTAACACTCCGGATTGTTTGTATAGGCCCGGCGATTGATTTACAATTTACATGTCCTAAGACGAAGAAAAAATACAAAACATCCATTGAATTGAACAATATATTGCAAAACTTCACCGATATTGGCGAATCCACCGGAAGCAGTCTTAAATTAAATGATGATATCTCTCTAGACGTAGGTATTCCAGAAAATCTATACACAGATGACGATGACCTAGTCGATACAATGACATACTGTATTAACAATATATGTATACAAGGCACCGATCATAATTTAGGTGACTTAGCGTATGATGAAAGGAGAGATATAATAAATTGTCTTC